TAAATTTAAAAGTAAAGCCATTTGGTTTTAACGACTTATCTATATTAACAACAATAACAAATGGTCTTGAGCCTTGACTAACCAATAAAACTGGAAACTTGTAAGTGAATTTGCAATATTGAAAAGCAGGCTCGACTTGAATATTAAAACCAAGTATTTTTGCAATATTTTCGAATTGCTCTTTAGTTTCAGCTTTTGACCCAGCTATTTTTAACAAGACATTTTTTCTTCTAGTTTCAATATCACTCGCTACACTAAAAACATTATCGGGAATACCAACAGCTTTTTCCCACTCTTCAATTAATAATAAGCTATGGTTAATATTATAATTGTCAATAATATCCTTTGCATTATTGCGAAAATCTAACCAACCTTCCGCAAGCCCAACCAACACTTTATACAAGTTGCTATTTTCTTTGTTTTTAGCCTCGTGAAGGTTATCGTTCCTTAGATAATTGGCTAATACTCTTGCTTGTTCTTGTTGTGTTCTGTTCTCTATCATTAAAATGTAATATTTCTTAGTATTGGCAATTGATTGCTAGACACATCGATAGCACCAGACGGTTGCGATAAAGTAAAAGCAGGTGTTTTGCCTTGACTATCTACTGTTGAAAAGATAACATTTTTATAAGTCGCTTCGCTAATATCTTTGCCTAAACTAACCTCGACACTTTTAAAATAATCAGTCAATCTATCAATAATAGCTTGTCGCATCTCAGCCGTATTAGGAGTGAGTGAACTAAAAGTAAAATCGACATAAACAGGTTGCGGAGATAAAACTAAAACCATACTGTCATCAGTATTTGCAGGCTTTATCCCACCGTTTTTTGTATCGGTAATTGAAAGTTTAGCCTCAGCAAGTTGTGTGGAGTTTGGCAAAATACTTATTTCTTTATCATTAACAAAATATATTGATACATAACCAGCACTAGGGGTCGCATCGTATACCCAAACTCTAGTAATTGCAGGAATGTTATTAATTAAAAATGATTGTATTCTAGCATTAGTAAAGCTTGCGGTGTTATTAGCCCAAGCATATAATACTCTCGCTCTGTAGCTGTCTTCTGTTTCAGCATCAAGTCCACCTGTTAAGCCTTCATAGCTAACAAATGCAAAATTATCTACATTTTCTATTGGCGACACTAATTCTAGTTGACTACCACTTGTTGCATTGCCAACCGTCCCTAAATCTCTTGATAACACTTGCACCCTTGCGAAGGTTGCAGTTGCATTAATTGAGCCAGTCGCAGGGGTTGTAGGAGCATTAGCAACTTGGTAAGTAAATTTATTATAATCAGTAACAGTAATGGTTGTAGTTATGTTATAATCAGCTTGATTGGCACCAGCAACGATTGCTTGCATTCCGCTTGCTAGATTATGATTATCGCTTGTTGTTGCCGTTGCGGTTGTTCCTACCCTTGTTAATGAGGTTATATTAATTGATTGTGTTGCAATTGCAGTAGTTGCCAAGGTATCGTATTCTGTTCCGTCGGCTTTTTGCAATATTGTATTTGCTGGTATTTGAATAGAGGCGGTGCCTATTAGATTAATATAACCGCTTGCTTTTTGGCTAGTCTTAATTGAAAGCCCTAGCATCTCGCCCCAAAACTTTAGATATTCATCGGTTGCAGTCTGCGGAAATAACTGTCTTAGAATTTGTTTTAATAATTGGTTATTATCGTCAATACCTGCAGATAACGAACTAACAAGTCCACCAATCAGGCTATTGCGAATATTAGGATCGATTTGCTTCTTTATATCAGTTTGTCCAGTATTAACAGACATTAGCAACGAGCTAACCATCATTTGTTGGACTTCTTGTAATGTTTTAGTTATTATCGGCATTGTTAAAAAGTATAGCTTGTTTTAGCATTAAAGGTGTCAGTTGTAGCAATATTAACAACATATTGATTATTAGCAATCTCGACATTGCATTCTATATCGTTAAGATAATTGTCATCGACTAACCATTGCAGGCTTTCGTTTATCGTGTCTTGTAAATCTTCTTTATTGGCTTCATCTATTTTGTTTTGTGAAGTATATAACCAATACAACGAACCTACTTCATAGCCATTTACTAGATTAAATTGATTAGTAAAATCGCCTCTTCTTTGGTCTACTTGTGGCACTTGTAAGGGGTCGGCTCTTTTTTCACAGAAGATAGACATTATTATTGCCGTTTTTAAATCGTCGCAATATTTAAAGTCGCCATTTTCAAAGTCAATGTCAAAGTATTTGTTATTCGTAAGGGCTAAGTCAATCATTTTTTACTTGATTTTTTATAATAATAGTTAAAAATATTAGTATTATTAATAATGTCAATAAATAAATGCAAATCGTCAGTATCTTAGCCATTGCCAATAACTTAGCAAGAGTTCAGCTCGATGATGGCTCGATAATAGACGGAGCGAAAATTATCTACCCAGCAGGCTTTTTTGCTAATATAGCAATTGACGAAAATTCTTTAGGGATGCTTTTTAAAGACGGCACTAATGATTATTCTTTTGTTTTACCAATAAATATTGCCTCGCAACCTGCTTTAGCAATAAATGAAGTGGCTATTGGTAATTTTAAACAAAACAAAACAATAAAAATAGCAAGCGATATAACATTAAATGCAGATACTAAAGTAAATGCTAAATTTGAAACAACAGACGAAACTAAATTACAAGGCAAGCTATTCTTAACACATACACACTCAGGAGTGCAGAGCGGTGGTTCTAATACTGGTTCAGTTGTCTAGTTATCTATATTTATCAGCTAAGTCGCCGTTAAATGTTTTGAAAAACTTTGCCACTTGAGGTGATAAAAGAGGGTTGTCATCAAAGCTAGAAAAACTACCGATATTGCAAATTGATAAACTCGTTTTGCTTCCGCTACTATCTTGACTATAATTAACACCCTGTATTAAAAATGAACCATTAATATTATTAGCTTGATCTTTTAGTGCTAAAATAGTGTTAGGTTGCCATAAGATACCGCTTGTAATATTAGTTAAAAAGCCTTGCACTTCAGTATTATATCTTGCTCCCTTGCCTCTCTTGACTGCCATATACCAATTAGCAACACTCTCTAAAGTCTGTCTATTAGCATTATTGCCAATTGAAACTATTAATCTTTTTTTAGTGCTTGCTCTTTCATCCGTAAATTCTACTTTTTGCTTTAATCTTTTTTTTGAGTTATCTGTTTTCTGTGAACCAATTATTCTAATGTATTTGTAAGTCTCGTTGCTGTCTACCGAAAGCGAACTACTTAAAGCATTAATCCCACCGCTTGTCAAATTAATACCACCAACGGCTAAATCCGCTCCCTCTCTTGTTATTACAATATCGCCATAGGCATCAGTGATTAAAATAACATTTAGCAATCTTGCTAATTTGTCAAAAAAATCAAATATTTTTTGGTCTTTTTCAGCAACAAAAGATTTGCCAAGTAGTTTAGGTAATGTTTTTATGTCGCTTTCAATTCTAATATTATTATAACCATTATCATCCAGAACAATTCTAATTAGTTTAAGGAAGTCATTTTGCTTGTATTGTTTTGGCAAAATATAACTATCAATTAGCTCGGCAGTTTTATCCCTGCCAGATACTGTTATGCTGTGTTGATTAAAACCTTGGTTATGCTCTATTGCCTCGACCAGCCCTGTAAAAACCAGCTCGTTGGCAATATAAATAACAATATCAGCACCTTGCCTTATTTTTACCTTATCAGCAGTCGATTGAGTTATTGTAAAAGAGAATGAACCGCAGAAATTTTCAATTGATTTGTTTAGTGTAAAATCATTAACTTCATTAATAACAATACCGTTGCAAGATATTTCTACTTTATCACTATTCAGCATATCGTAAAACTTTTATTATACCACTAATATTGCTAATGTCTTGAAAAGCATTTATACCAATAATTAAATCTTTATTATTTTCGCTTTCATTTCCATACAAACTAAAAAGAATTTTAGTTAATGGAGTTGAGTTTCTAACTTCGTAGTCAATAACATTAGGAACACTTAATCTTAATTGACTAAGATAATTGATTGCTTGATATCTCAGGGCTTGCAAATTATCTATTATATTCCGATCGTTTATTAACGAAAAATCTATCTTAGAAAAACCATTTTCTAAATCAGCAATAACATTATTTAGTTCTTGAGTGTTGCTATAATCAATAATTGCCGATGCTTCATAACCAAGAGTGAGGGCATTAATTCTAACGGCTTGATTGATTAAGTTTTGGTTATTGCGAATATCAATTGAGTTTTGCGAATTGCCAATTTGATCTCTGTCTTTTTTATCAATACCGAATAAATCTTTGCAGGTTTTAAATAAATCCTTATTACTTTCAAATGCAACTCCTAGATTATCAAAAGCAATCTTAATATTATTAAATAAAGTTTTAGGAGCTTTTACAAGGTTATTAGCGGAGCCTACTATTTGATTAATTGCGGTGGAAAAATCACCAAGACTATCTCCAGCACCAGCAACGGCACTAGCGGTTTGGTTAATAGTTGTGGCTACTTCAGTTAAGGTATCTACGGAACTGTCGAATTTTTCTTTAGCATCTTTTACAGTTGCAATAGCCTTGTCAAAATCATCTTCGTAAGCTCCTAAAATATTGCTCTTTAAAATAGCTAAATACCCCTTGCCTACCGTCTCTATATTGCTATCTTTACTAACCTCTATAAATTCAAAACTAACATCTACGATCCCAATTGTATTTTTGCTATCAGTAAAAGAGTATTCCGTGACATAGCCATAAAACTTTTTATAAAATGGCAACGATAAATTTCCAGCCTCAGGTTCATCAAAAGCTTTTTGCAACTTGTCTCTTGCATTATAGTTTTTGTTGCAATCTACAAGACATCTAACACTAATCTTTTTTAGTAATTTACCGAGGCTTTCTATATCTCTTTTATTGCTTTTAGGGTATTCAAATTCCGCGAATTTAATCCCACCCTTTAAATTGCTATTATCTAAAAAGAATTTAGCATTTTTAAATTGAGGGACTTTTAGTTTTGAGTTGTTAAA